ATTTTCTTTACAATCAGTGTTAAAAAATTGCTGTGGACTAAGAATGCAAAACAGATTTGATAGGATCAGGAAGAAATGAAAAAATACATAGCTGTCATATTAATGAGTTCTGTTTTATTGACAGGATGCAGCTCCAAAATAACAGAAGGTGAGATTTACAAGAAAGACTATCAGCCAGAAGAAACAATTATGATAATGACTCCGATGGTTCATACAAATGGAAAATCATCTTATACGACTTATATTCCGATGTTTTATCACTATCCGGACAGATGGTGCATTTGGATTAAAGCAACAGAAAAGAATGATGAGGGGGAATATGATACAGCGAAATATTACACCACAGAAGAAGTGTACGAAGAGTGTGATATTGGAGATATGTTTTCTTATGAGGAAGATAGAGATTATAAAGAAGAGCCGGTAGAGAAAAAAGAATAAGAAATGAAAAGGGGTAGGGAGAGATGAAGTATTGGAAAAAGATAGCTGGGTGGGTGTTACTTATTTCTATAATTGGAATTATGGTGCTAATTCCAATGTTTGCAATAGTAGGATTCAAAACAGGAGTATTGATTTGCTTGGCAACAGTTGTCTTTACAATCGGCATAGATGTTGGAGTAAAGCTCATTTGTGATGATTCTGACCACAAAGTAAGAAATAGAAAATAGCAAGTGAGGTGAGAAGGAGTGAAAGCAAAGCTGGTACAAGTAATTAGAACTGAAACTGTAGAAGGAAATGGAAAAAAAGAAAGTCCAGTACATAGCGTGGAAAGATACTGGACTTTGGATGGAGAACTCTTAGATGAAAAGGTATATATGGGAAAGCAACAAGTACAAACCATAACACATAGAATGAATCAAAGCATCGGAGGTGATGCCAGTGACGATAAAGAGCGTAGTGGTAATTGATGGAGAAAAGATAGAAATCAAAGACCTGGAAGATAAGGATGCATTTGCAGACAGAGTAAATCGTCTGGCACTTCTGTTAAGAAACTACGAAGAGGAAACCGCTTAGGCGGTGGAAAGAAGGACAAGCATGGAGGATTGTTATTACTGTCAACACAGAAACAGTTGTAGGAACGCAGCTGCTGTTATCCGTGCACATCATACAAAAAGGAAGGAGGGCACAGCGGATGTATACCATTACAGCAAAACACAAGGGAAATAAAATCACAAGAAAAGCATTCAGTGACACTCAGGCATCTGCGATCATAAATCGGCTGTTGCGTGAGGGATACACCGAAATAGGAATAAAAGAAGAAAACCATACAGAAGGTGAGAAATGAGCCAGAAACGAGGAAGAAGGGAGAAAGACCACATATGGATTATCAGATGGACGAAAACACAGGAACTGGGCTGTTGCTCTGGGACATGGGAAGAGGCGAACGAGTACGCCAGGAAGAAGAACAAAGGAGAATACATCATATTAGAATGAGCCTTTGGAGAACAAGGTTTATCACAGGCGTTGAAATGCTTGTTGGACTCTTCTATGCTTCCGGAGCAGCAATTACATATTCCATATCGATCAAAGCACCGGAGTCCACGCTGGAGCGCGTCCTGATCGGACTGGCTGTATCGGCAAGCTTCTACGCGCTGAATTCGATCGCAAGGACACTGGAAAAACAGATAAAAAAATAACACTTCCGGAGGTAACGGAAGTGTTGAATGCAAGACTTTTGTCTCGCAGATATTAAAGACATTATTATCTTAACATCTGTGTGGCAGGAAGTCAAGAAAAACGGGGGTTCTGCCCCATTTTAATACTCGATTAAGATATTAAAGATAGAGGTATACGATGGCAACGAAGAGAGTAACACACACCTTCCGGAAAGGAGACATCATGGAGGTGAAGGAATACCATGATGGCAGGTATGGAGCAAGGGGACTGCCAAGAGAAAAGAAGAGAAAGCCTACACCGGAGCAGATGGCAGTGGTGAACGCCATGAATAAAGCAGAGACAGCCAGACACAGATTGTTGGAGTACTTTGGAAAGGGGGACTACTTCCTGACGTTGACGTACAGAGTCGAGGCAAGACCTCCGGACATGGCGAAAGCAAAGAAGGATTTCACGAATCTGATAAGCAAGCTAAGGACAAGATACAAGAAAGAACAGATCGAATTGCGCTGGATCCGGAACATTGAGAAAGGGACCAAGGGAGCATGGCACGTTCACATGGTCATCACCGGATGCCGGGATACGATCCGCTGGGTAGAGGAATGTTGGCCACACGGTGGAATCTATACAGAACAACTGGAGAAAAGCAAATACTACGAAGAGGATTTCTCACAGCTCGCATCCTACATCACCAAAAACGAGAAGGTGGGAGAAAAGAGGGAGGATGGAAAGAGGGACAAGCCAAGACTCAGCGAATCCAGTTACAGCACTTCGCGGAACATGCCGCTGAAACCACCAAAGAAGAAAAAACTGGCAAGATGGCCAAAAGAGATCAAACAAAAGAACGGCTATTACATTGCAAAGAGCTATGAAGGAATCAATCCGGCCACTGGGTTCAAGTACCGGAGATACACATTGATCCGGTTGAACAGGAGGATTTGAAGACATGAAGACAGTGAAAGTCTACATAGAGACAACGATCACAGGTCCGTCAAAACCGAAGTATGGAAAATATGCGGCAGCTTTAGCGTTTACAAGGAAAAACGGGAAGACGGAAGACCGATTCCTGCAAGGAAGTGAACGGGAAACAACCTATAACCGTAGCGTACTATTAGCCATGGTTCGGGCAATGCAGAGATTCACAGAGTCATGCCATATCATATTCTACACAGGGAATACATTTATCCGCAATATGGTTCAGGCAGACAATCCGGAAAAGTGGAGACGTGCAGAGTGGAGAAAGTCGGATGGAAAAGATATACAGAACAAGGAACTGTGGCAGTTGTTCCTGGAAGAGAGCAAAGAACACGAGATAGAGATCGTATACGAAAACAACAGTGAGTATAAAAGGACGCTTGAAGCGTACTTGCAAGGAGAAGAGGTATAAAGATGTTTGAGAAGTTTGGAGAATTTGATTCTTACGAGGAGATTAACCGTGCGGCCAAAGCACAGTTAGAAGAGGGAGATCTAGAAGCGATTAAGACAATCGCAGAGGAGAACGGACTGGATCCGGAAGACGCAGAGGACTTTTGCACCGGTGCAATCGAGGAACTGACAACACCGAGTCTTGCGGCAATGGGAAAACTGGAACTGGAAGCGAAAGATCTGAGTCTGACAGGAGCACTGAGAGACTGGACGGATTTTATCGAACAGTTATGTTTAGAGGACGAAGAGATGGCCTTTGCAGTCAGAAGAAAAGGGAAGTCATTGAAAGACTGCATGGCTCTGATCTTAAAGAATGCATTTAACGACAAAGCACAGTTGGATGACAGGATCACAAAGGCAGCAGGATTGACACCACCGTTGTATATAAGCATACCGGGAAAGGCACAGATCAAAGAGATCGTGAGGAAATATTACCTGGGTGAGAAGAAATGAGAGTATACAAAGGGTTCAATAAAAAAATTCAGGCAAAACACGGAAAAGGGACATTCCAGTACGAGAAAGGGAAGACCTACAAAGAAGAGAAAAGCAAAACAAGATCCACTGGATTCCATGCGGCGGAGTATATCCTGGATTGCCTGCAGTGGTATCCGATCGATGGAAAGAACAAATTCTTCCTGTGCGAAGCTGGCGGGAGTATAGACGAAGAGGATGGATGCTCGATGGTCGTATCTACAGAGCTGACATTATTAAGAGAACTGACGCTTATGGAGATTGCAATGGCGGCAATGGAATATATGATCATCCATCCGAAGAGAACGTGGGAGAAAAGAGAAAGAGGTGCATACGCAGAAAAAGAGCAGTCAAAAGCGATCGGAGAGACAAAGATAGCGATCGCAAGGGGAAAACATCCGGAAGTGAAAGGCGAATACGGAACCGTGATCGGACTGATCGTAGAGGACGAGGAAGGCAAGCCAGTGGCAGCAGGCGTGAGGAATGTTGACGGAATACAAGCGAAAGCGCATCAGATCTATTCCATGACAGAAGAAAGAGAATGGGTGGAGGTGCAGAAATGAAACGAAAAGCGATTGAGTGCGTTGCACCGAAGAAAGCGGCAGGAAAAGGACTCACAGCCACGCTACAGGAGTTGGAGAAAATTCTGATCCTAAATATCTATCAGGCGAAGGAACTGCTGGTGCGGTACTGTATCAACTATGAGACAGGGGAACATGAGTACTGGAAAGAGCAGCATGGTTGGAGAAAAGGCGGTATCCTGAATGCACTGAACGAGGACTGGAGAGATTGGGAATGGAGAACATATGACGATTATCCGAAATTGCAGGAGAAAGACGCCAACAGGATCAAAGAATTGATTAAACACAGAGCGTGGAACAACAGCCCGTGGGAGAGAATCAACGGATTGGAACATAGCTATAACAGCGAGATTAGGGAAAGATGTGAAACAAACCGGAAAATGAAACTCATGAACCTAATGAGAAAAGTTCCAGGTCGTCCGAAGAATCTGAGAGAATGGTTCTTTGAACAGGCAGCAGGAGAGGATTACATGTTCCGGAACAGGGAAACGAAAGAATTTGTCTGTACGAACTGCGGGGAATCCAGCTGGCCGGAAGAAATCAAACGACAGGATGGAGAAAAGAAGATCCGGCACAATGATATGGTATTCTGCCCTTCCTGCGGAAAACTGGTGCAGGCAAAGACAAGAACAGACCATATCGAACAGAAATGGAAGAGCTGCTATCTCATCCAGCCGGTAGATGAAGATACAAGCGTGCTTCGGATCATAGAAGCAAAGGTCGGATGGGACAATGGAAGACATTATGTAGAGCTTGGAGATGAAATCAGAATCTTATTGTACAAGGTCTACTCCAACAGAAAATTGAAGAAGACATACATGATCTATTACGAGGACTCCTGGGATGGATGGACAAAAGGAAACCGGAAAAATCTAAGAGCAAGAGAAGGTTACTTGTATCCGGGAGAATTTGGCCAGATATTAGACGGAACCACTTACAGCGAAGCAACAAGAGTCCTGGAGCATTTATCGAAGACGGGAATGGAACTGAACTACAACAGACTTGTGGCAGGGACAGGACAGATGAAAGGATATGCACAGAAGATCGAGTACCTGGCAAAAGGACGCTTTTGGAATCTGCTGAGAGATACGATCGGCTGTACAGACTATCCGGGATATCCGACACAATACTATGGACCACTGGACATGAGAGAGGAAAGCATTGAGGGAATGTTCAGAATCCAAGACCGTCAGAAGATCAACCGGATCCGTGATGAACATGGCGGAAACAGGATGGTCCGCTGGATGCAGTATTCGGACGAGACAGGGCAGAAGATTTCAAAAGAGACAGTGCAGTGGATGATAAAAAATGAGATAGAACCAAGCGGCATCCGGGGACTGGAAAAATATATGAGTCCACAGAAGATCATGAACTACATCGAAAGGCAGAAAAAAGAACAATATGCAGGAATGACGGCAGAAGCTGTTCTTGAAGAATATAAAGACTATCTCAGTATGTGTGAAGCGTGTTGCAAAAATATGGCTGACGAGATGGTCTATCGTCCAAGAGAGTTAAAACGCAGACATGATGAAGTTGTTATAGACCGGCAGCAGATACAGATTTTGAAAGAACTGGAAAACAATGCAGAGGGAAAAGAAGCATATGCACAGGAGATGCGGCAGAAGTTTCCGGAAGCAGAAGGGATCCTGAAAGAGATCAAGAGCCGATATGAGTACGAAGATGAAGAGTATAAGATCATTGTACCGAACACATTAGTGGATATCGTGAAAGAAGGACGTGCACTGCATCATTGTGCCGGCAGCAGTGAACGATATTTTGACAGGATCGAGAGCAGAGAGACATATATCTGTTTCCTGCGAAGACAGGAAACACCGGGAATCCCATTCTACACGATTGAAGTAGAGCCGGGAGGCACAATCAGACAGCACAGAAGCTATTATGACGAAGAACCGGGAATCGAGGAAATCCGGGTATTCCTGAAAGAATGGCAGAAGGCAATCAGGAAACGTCTGACAGAGGAAGATAAGAAGTTGGCAAAGATCAGCAAGATCAAGAGAGAAGCCAATATTGCAGAGCTGGAAGAGAAAAAGAATATAAGAGTCCTTCAGGGATTGGCGGAAGATTTCCTTGAAGCAGAAGAGATAGAAAAAGAACTGGAGGCGGTTTGATGGAATTAGTACAGTACCAGGATTATGAGGAATACAAAAAGGCAATGAATACCGTTCTGAACAGAACAGTGGAAGATTTTGTTATGACAGGATATTTGCTGAAACAGGGAAGAGATACGGATATCTTAAAGAATTCAGGATACAACAGTGTAAACGAATTCGCCTGGGCGGAATACAAGCTTGAAGCTACACAGGTATCAAGATACATCAGAATCAATGACAGATTCTCGGAGGGTGGTTACTCTCCGAGACTGCAGGAGCATTACAAAGGATTTGGCTATGCGAAGCTGGCACTGATGCTGACGCTTCCGGAAAGCGTAGCAGAAGAGCTGACACCGGCATACAGCAAGTCAGAGATCCAGGCGGTCAAAGAAGAGATAGAAAGCGAAGAGAAGATCACAGATATCGAAGTCATTTTGGAAGGCGAGAAAGAAGAACAGAAAGAACTCGACAATCTGGAAAAGGCAATCCATCAGATCTGCATGGATGAACCGGAACTGTATCTAAAACTGCATGAGGCAGTCAGAACAAGTATAGGAACAGGACGGATCAAAGAGGTGTTAGCACCGGACGGGGACAAACTTTACAGCGTAAGACCACAAGGCTGCGGAAGAATTATGCTCTATCTGAACGATGAGAAGGACGAGGTCATATTACAGGTAGTAAGACAAGGACTGAAAGAAAAGTTTGCCTGGGAGAATATTTTAAGTTATCTCGTCCTGATCACAGAAGAGGAAGACGCAAAACAGAACTGGGAGGAGCTCTACGGACAGAAATATCCGGAAAAAGAACAGATTGCACCAGTGCAACCGAAGAAAGAGAAAAGAAAAGAGTCGAAGGTAGTAAAGGCGAAGCCGCCAAAACCAAAAAAACCGGAGAAACAGGAGACAGAGAAACCACTAGAGCTTCCAAACGACATTCCGGGACAGACAGAGATTGAGAAAGATTTTCCGGAAATGCTTCCGGAAGCAGGGGAAACACCGGAAATACGGAGCGATTTTATCAGAGCGGGACAGCACGAAGAGGAAAATTACACCAGTGCAATGCCGGAACCTGTGAAGATTGTGAAAAAGCCTGTGGATAATTCAGAGCAGATGGAAGAAAATGCGAGAAACACAGAAACGGGAGCCAATTCAGAACCGGTGGATAAGTCCGAAGAAGAACAGAATCCGGCCGGCAGCAGATGGGAATACATGAAGACAATGGAATCATACAAGATGGCACTGTACATGGCAGCGTCCGTGAAAGAGATGCCTCACATGATGTTGAACTCGGCAGAATATTGGAAGAAATGGTTAGAAGCAGAGGTGGATGAAAATGGAGAAGAACTCAGTAAATAACAAAATAATCCATAGCTTTCGAGAGGTGGACTTATCAGCGATAGCGATACCATCGATTGCAATTTATAAGCACCCGCGGGATATACCGGATAAATATGTTGCGAGAGTCTATGCTTGCAGCAGTCCGACGAACGTTATCATGCTGGCAGATTCCGCAGAAGAGCTGAGAAAAGACATTGAAGGAGTATGCAAACCGTGCCTATGGTTTGATCGAATGCAAGGAGATCCGAAAAACTTAGTTGGGGTGTATATCTTATGAGCATCGATTATTCAGACATGGCATTTCCGAAATTAGCCTGCAAGAAAAAAAGGAAATCACATAGAAAGAGCATCCTCAAGAGTAGAAAGGGAGTCTGCTATCTCTGTTTGATACTCTATGACGATCCTTCCAAGAAGTACACAGAGGAACATCATATCATGTTCGGATCCGGACAGCGCGAACTATCTGAGGCAGATGGACTCAAGGTAGATCTGTGTCGGAATCATCACAAAGAAGGACCGGAAGCGGTCCACAATAACCGAAAAATGCGGGAACTACTATGCAGAATAGCACAGACAGAATATGAGCAGACACATACGAGAGAAGAGTGGATGGCGAGATATAAGAAAAATTATTTATAGTTACCTCCGCTGAATGGCGTGGAGATAAAAGTATGTCACAATACTGCAACATGATAACAAAGACTTCCTCCCTGGATGCGGCAGGGAGGAGAAAGGAGCAGACAAGTGCCAAAAAGACAGAAATCAACAGCTTGGAAAAGCGAATTAGTTGAGATAAATGCAAAAGCAAGACAGGAAGGAATGAGCTATGGACAGTACGTGGGATTAATGTACTGCGAAGAAAGAGACGAAATGGAAAGAAGGAGAAGATATGACAGAAAGAGACGCAAAAGATTTGGTTGACTGGCTGGATCAGGCAGAAGAGGAAACAAAAGCAACAATTG